GGAGCAGGAGCTGGAGCAGGAGCAGGAGCAAGTAATGCACATCTACATAGACGCAAGCGCGTTGCCGCTAGTCGCCCTCTCACAATGGGCGAAAGAGCGCGGCTATCGGATCAAGCAAGACGGGAAAGGGCGCGTGTATTTCGAGGCGGTGCCCCGTGGCTGACGCGAGCGCGAAAATCATTGCCCGCATACAGACACAATGTGAGGCCGAAGATAAATCCTCCCGCACACCCGAAGGGATGCGCCGCAACGTGCAAGGATACGCTGACGAGTTGTGGGGTATCGCGTGGGATTTGCGAGAGGACGGCTGCGATCAGATCGCTTGCGAGCTTGAGCGGATCGCTGAGAATATGAAGGATGACTTCAGATGATTGATCAAGATACCAAGTCGGCAAACCTTGCGCTTTGGCACGAGGTGGAAAAAACCGATCCTGCCTACACCAAGGGATTCAAGGGTAAAGGCGGATTCCAGGGGACTGCGATTTGTGCGCAGTGGCAGCGGAAAAAGGCAACCGAGCTTTGGGGGCCATATGGTGGCGCATGGAAAATGGAAAACCCGACATATCATGTAATGGATTTCGGCGAAGACTTCCACTTGTCAACGTTGGTTTTCACTGGAAATTTTATTGCCCCTGGTATCTGGTTTATCGTCGATGCCGATATCGACCTATGGAACTACAGCGTCAAATATAAAAGCTGGAGCAAGAACAACGACGTACACAAAAAAGTTGCCACGGATGCGCTAACAAAGGCCCTATCCATGCTCGGCTTTTCGGCCGATGTCTTCATGGGATTATTCGACGACAACAAATATGTGACAGAGGTAGGGGCCGAGTTTGCTGCTGAAAAGGCGGAGGCGGCAAAAGAGCAAGAGAAGATTGCGAAGGCACGCGAAACCAAAGCTGCCGAGGAGCGCCGCGATCGATTGGCTAACTGGACTTCTAAGATGGATGAATGCACCGACAAGGATTCGCTGCGCGCGACTCTGGTTGATGCCAAGAAAACTCTATTCCGCGATGACTGGAGCGAGCTCGCTCGCTGGTCAGCCATCAAAGCAAAAGAATTTGATGAGGCAAAAACATGACTGTTTTAACGCAACCCTATCTGGTTATCGACATCGAAACCGCGCCGGCCAGCCAGCAACATATCGACGCGCTAATGGAGGCATGGAAGCCGCCCGGCAATATCAAAGACCCGGCAAAGATCGCGGCCAAACGCGACGAAGCCGCCGCGCGAGCGGTGGACAAAGCAAGCCTGCTTGATGCCGCGCCGATCATCTGTATTGGGTACGGACACCTCGATGGAGATGACACATTCAATGTCGTACTCCATACGCTAGACCGGTTGCCGGATCGTTACGATAACGAATCGCAAATGCTAGCCGGATTCGCCGAATTCCTGGCCAATAGTTGCAGCGCAGCTACTGAGCTGGTGGGCCACAATATCCAGTCCTTCGATCTGCCGAAACTGCGCCACGCCTACATTCGCAACGCGCTACCCATCCCCGGGGTTTTGAAAGTATCGCCGCCAAGGTTTCAACCTTGCTTCGACACCATGCGCAACTTCCGGTATTTCTCAACAGAGAACTACGACAACCGCTTCGTCAGTTTGGAAACTGTCTGCCGGACTCTCGGCATCCCGCAGGACTTCGGCGACATCAAGGGCAAAGACATTGCCGAGGCTTACGAACTCGGTTGGCACGAGGAGATTTTGAAGCACGCCTATGCAGATATCGTCACGACTTTGGTGGTTTATCAAACCATGATCGGAGCACCATCATGAATGACAACGAGCTTTTAATCGCAGTCGAAGTGGAGTCACTTGCCAGCGCACTACGAACGGGTGATGGCATAGAGGCAATGATTGATCTGGCAAAAAAGACTGTCCGCAGCTTCGAGCATGATCTCAGTACAGTGACCGGCAGAAAGAAAACAGCGGGACTTGCTTACAAAGTCGCCCGCGTCAAATCAAAGGTAACTGAAATTCAGAAAGGCGAAACGGAGGCATTGAAAAAAGCCTCTGGCATCATCGATGGCAACGGGCGCCGATTACGTAACGAATTGGATGCGCTAAAAATCGAGGCTCGACAACCGCCGAAGGCTCACGTCGAGAGAATAGAAGCGGAAGCGCTCACGGCTTGCATCGAAATATTAGGGCACGAGAGCGGCGTAAGCGCATTGAAAGCTATCAAGGCCGGCAATATTCCGCACGTTTCCATCACCTATTGATGAGTCGCGTGATGAAATTTTTAATTCGCCAAGGCGAGCCGGTGCCGCTGGCTCGCCTCATGGAATGCTTAGCCGACAACGTCAAGCGAGCGCCGCAGTCGGTTACTGTCACCGACTACAAATCAACACGCCGGCTTGAGCAAAACGCCTACTATTGGGTGATGCTCACTCAGGTTGCGGATTGGATCTATGAGCACGAAGGCGAGCCGAAAGATGCCGCGAGAATCCACTGGGAAATGAAGTCGTTATTTCAGCCCGTCGAGGGCATGTACACGACAGAGATCGTGCTTGACGGCCGAGTCCTTGAAGTCGAATTAACGCGGCACAAATCAACGACGAAAAACAGCGTTTCCGAGATGGCGGAATACACTGAAAAAGTCATAGCCTACTGGGCGCTGCGAGGCTGTCAATTTACCGTAGGAGGCGAGCGTGGCTAAACACATTCCGATCCCCATTGGCTCAAAATTTGGGCAATGGACAGTTGTTGGCGTTGACGGCAAAACCCACAATACGGCGCACACCTATTATTCCTGCCAATGCGCATGCGGAAATACAGGAAGTATTACAGCGGACAGGTTGCGCAGGGGTCATGCGACTAAATGCCACGATTGCGCAAATCTGGACAACGGAAAAAATAGAACAAACGCTCATCGTGAAAAATACCCAAACGCTCCTCATATGGTTCCGCACGACTCAAAGGATAGCCTGCATCGTAAGACTAGCGATGGAGAAGCCACCTATCGGCACCTAAAAGAATCCGGCTACTTGGACGAATAGCATGAAACGCCAAAACCTCGAACACCGAGAACAGGTGGCTTACATGTCGTGGCTTCGGATAGCCTACCCCACCCAATGGATGGCAACTACCGCCGTCCCGTTAGGCGGGCTCCGCAGTGATAAGACTGGCGCGCTGCTCAAAGCGGAAGGCGTTAAAGCTGGCTACCCGGATATTCTGATCGATGTTGCGCGGGGTGATTGGCACGGGCTGCGAATCGAGATGAAACGAAAAGGCGCGACTCAATCGAGCGTTAGCAAACCACAGCGCGAATGGCTGCTCCGACTGCTCTATCAAGGATACGCGGCAGGGTGGGCCGCTGGATTTGATGAGGCGCGGCAGCTCACAGAAGACTATTTTCGAGGCAATTATTCCCCACGCGATTGGATACCGGAGGCATGGCTGTGATGATCGCTCTACTACTCGCCCTGCTAATCCCCATCGCCGCGGCCGAAAATATGCGTGTGTCTATCCTCGACGGGGACACGATCGATACAAACGGGCAAAGATACCGACTGTATGGAATTGACGCGCCGGAGATAAAACAACCCCACGGGGTTGACGCTGCGCACGCACTCCGCGCTGCAATGGACGATAGGGATATCAATGTACAGAGCCACGGCAAAGGCAAATACGGGCGGGTGATTGCCCTGCTGCAATACCGCGACCGTGGCACGACTGTGCAGGCGCGCCTAGTCTCCGAGGGCTGGGCGTGGGTGTATCCTCAATACTGTGACATTCCGGCCTGTGATTCATGGGAGCGTTTAGAGCGTATCGCCCGCGAGCAGGGGCGAGGCTTGTGGGCGAATGACGATCCGATGCCACCCTGGGAATGGAGAAGACAATGAAAATACCCGACCTAGGCCCATACGGCACATCGTGGGAACATCGGCAGAATTCCGACAAATTGCTGATCGCATGCCTGGATTTTTTGATCGAGTGCAGAAAGCATCCCAACACGCTGGACACTACAGTGTTCTATGACGACGCCGCTCGGAGCGGCCACGATCTCATGAACGACATTGCGAAAGAGTTTGCCTTGCCCTGGATGCCGTCAGGGGACTTGCCCACCTGGGCGTCGGTCATCAATGGATAAGACAATGAACAAGCACACAAGCGATAACGCCATGATCGAATTCTGCATCGACGATTTGTTAAAGGATTTTATAATCCGGCGAAAGTGGACCCGAGACGCAGATGAGACACAACCCGCCGTCCGCAAATACCTGAAAGCCCATTTGGCATCGCTGGTGTCTGTGGTGCGAGAAACGGAGGGAACAGAGTAGTGGCCGCCTATCGAGATTACCCGAAAGTTGAGACCTGGCGCCGCCTAGTCCGCTGGTGGCGTAGGTTTAAACGGCGTTATCATTTTTGTTAAGCCTCGTCATTTGAACTGCCGCCGAATAGATAATCAACAATGGTGCTGGCGTTTTTGACGAGCATCCCGGCAATGGTGCCGAGCAAACCGATGACGGCCGCGACGTTGGTTGTATCAGGCCCCCATATCGCAAGAGCCACCGAGACGCCCACCACGACAGCCAAAGACGCGGTGTTATTCCATGACACTCGCGTCCGTAGACGCTTGCCGTAGTCCTCGCCGTAGCCTGCCGACTCCGGTTGTAATTGCTCGTCAGTCATTGACCAACCTCCGCGCGCTTTTGTTGCTGATTAAATCGATTCCTGAGCGTGTCGAGTTGTTGCTCGAGGTTTTCGATCTCGGCAATTATGCGGGCCGTGTCGCGGCATTGGCTATCGTGGCATGGCTGGTTGTAGTGCCGTTGGGTTGCTAGCAACAACCCTGCGTCGTCCTTTTCGCTCGCGAGAATTTTTCTCTTCCACAACTCCGACTCGACATTGTGCTGCGCCTGCTTCAATGCCAAAATCTGATGAGTCTCCACTAAATCGTCGAGCTTCCACTCTATTTTCATCAGCCACACGTAGCCGCCCAGGGCGAGCAAAAATAGCACGCCCAGCCCGCGGCCGATGGCCAGAATGTTTGAAGGATCAAGCCACCGCCGCCAGGTGGGGTCGGTGTCTCCGTTTCGATTTGGCGCCATCCTGTCAGATTACCAACTCACCAAATTTGGCGCTATGGCAAACCTCCTACATCGGCCCAACGCACCCGCACGACATCAACGCCCGGAGGTCCGCAGCGATTGAGCGCGGTATTGTCAATTTTCATTAGGCCCGCCTTGACGAATTCATGGATCGAATAACCGCGACGGTGCCACTCGGCCAGCCGCACCATCTCGTCGCCCATGGGGTCAATCATCACGGTTTTATAGCGATGCTCGAAGGGGGTTGGAATTTCCGGCATATCGTAGTTTTTCATCGTCTGTTCGTCGTCGCTAACGGGCTCTAGCTTGTCTTGTATCGCGAGCTCTAGCCAGTTTTCGCGAAAGGCGACATCGCGCAGATTATCGATCGATGGCAGTTGCACGCCTGTATGGATATCCGTTGGGCCGTTAAGCGCCCACGGCGGCTCAGGCGCTTCATAACTCCCAGCCAGCTCCCCATCGATGTACGCAAAAAACAAAAACAGTGGAATCTCGCCATCTCCTAAATCATACGGCGGGCTCGATTGGACATATGTCTGGCGGGCTTCGCCTTGGCCGAAGTCGTGCTCAAACCCGATTGTCGTGCGAAACGAGTTGTTAAGCGACCCACTGATGTATGTTGCCAGCACCGAGTCGCCTGATTGCTGCCGCACTTGCGGATAGAATCCGAATTTACCACCGGGCAACACGATTGTCTGAGGCGGGCTATTCCCGCCGATCACTGTGCCGCTTGCCGTTTTAAGCATGGCTTGCGTTATCCACCCGGCACTGGAAGGATACGGTGCCGCCCAATTTCCGTTTGCAAATTGCACGTATGAATTGGGCGCAGCAGCAGCGCCTTTCCCCAGCTCGCGCAATTCGCCGTCGCTATTGAGCCGCGCCACCCCGCCCGCACCGCCGTATGTTTTTGTCGCCGTGCTGGTGATGCCCCAACCCGATCGGTTGGCGCTCGGCGTTGTGCCGCCTCCGCCCCCGCGAGTGACATCGACGACCGGGACTGCTGACAGCGGAATGTTTGCCGACCCGTCCAGGCCGGCCACGCCATTTGCGCCGTCTTTGGAGACGATCATGGCGGACACAAGCTGCGCCAGCTCCAACAGATCCGCGCGAGCATTAGAGGGCAGATCGGTAGGCTGATCGAGATTGCCAAGATTTGGGATCGTTGTTGGCCAGGCCATTGTTTATTCCACCAGGAAAAAGGTTGCCGAATTGATATACGCCACCGAGCTCGCCACCGTCGCAGCCGTGATCCGAAATTGGAAATGCCGATCTGTTTCTTGTCCGCCCGGCACGGCCCATGCCGACCATGCCGCGCCGTCCGCGGAATGCCGCACCTCGATAGTCAAATCATCCGAGCCCTCGGCGAATGCCGAAGACGCGACAGTCTGCGAGCTCCCAAGATCGACGGCGGGGTGGGTATAGATAAAACTCGACGCCGGGTTATATCCCCAGAAATCCCAGTTTGCCCACGTCACAGAATCGGTTGCCAGGTCAGCCCATGTGCCGGTGTCGATCGCCACGACAATATTCCCCGAAATCTCGCCGCCGCTCAACGTACCGGGCCAGCCCAGCGCGCGAGCATCGGACTGATATAGAGAATTCCCGATCTGGACGCCAACTAGATTCACCGGGCCAATCTGCCGAGGCTCAGACTCATTGCCGGACGTATCTACCTGGGTGATCCAAAAATACCAGATCCCCGAATAGGGTAGGTCGGCGAGATAGGGCGAGTCGGTAACGAGCCCTTGATTTAGTTTGAGCGCTGCGGAAAAGGTCGATCCTCCCGAATAATAAAGCTGCCAGCCCGACCAGTCCTTATCGCGCTCGGTATCATTCCACTCATACGATTTGCGCCCGTCCGGCTCCGCGACCACCCGGAAACCGGTTGGCTTTCTTGGCGGCGCTGTCTTGCCCTCGACTAGCACCCGTTCAACACTTGTCCACTGCGAAGGCATCCCTGCAATGTTGTAGCTGCGGGCTTGCACATCATAGGATTGCAAATCCGCCACGGGTTGCAGATAAACGCTCAGGTCATCGGTCTGTATATAAACCCACGCTTGATCATTAGGATTGCGCCACCGCACCTCGGTATACAAAACGCTCGCGGTTTTTTCATCGTTATAGTCCCAGGTCGCCAGCATTCGCGAAAGTATCGAGCCATCGCCGGCAATCAATAATTCATCAGTTGCCGCGGTAATGGTTAGATTCTTAGGCTTTGTCGTTTTGAATGGGTCGTGAAATTCAGTCTCTGGGAAGTCGTCATTATCATCAACGTTGAGTGTATAAACTGATGTGTCGTATTCGACGCATTCCATGCTAACCGTATCATCACCGTTTAGATCCATGCGATTGACGCGGAAGGGTTTTCCATTCCAGCCGTTAAGAGCTGAATCGACTTGCACCACCGACCCCACGGCATAATCGAGTGCGGCGAGTGTGCAGCGTCCGCTAATCATTTTTGATTGCCGAAACTGCTTGAGTTCCTGGCTAGCGATTCGCCGCGCGTCTCTCCGGCTTGTCGTCCCCGGCAAAGGCAACTCGATAGAATTCACCACGCCAGAATCTTCTGAGAGCATGGCTCCGGATTTAACAATCACCTGATATGGCTCGTATTTCCGCTTCTCGTCGAGATACGAAACAATGACCTTATTGACGCGGTTCGCTTTCTGGCCCAATTCAATTTGCCAATTCCCGACCATCACATCATCGTCTAAACGCAACGAGTGAAACGTCCCGGGCCGATCAATATGAAAGTACCAAACGCCACCTTGGTATACGGGAATGCCACGGCATGATGATGCGATGGCCAATGCATTTTGGCGCAACGTCTTTGTGGGATTTATGGCGATATTACAGCTATACCGCGTGTATTGCTTGCCGTTGGGGTACGTGACTTTTTCGTCACAATAATTCGCGGACGCAATAAAACTGGGCTCATCGATTTTTGAAAAAGGCACCCCGCGGCCGTAGCGCTCTGACATCAAATAATCGAGCAATATTAGGCTAGGGTTGGCTGTCCAGCGTGTGACGCCGTCCCGCGGGTCATAGCATTTGACGCCCTTAATGATTGCTGAAATAACCGGCAAGCCCGTCTTCCATGTGTTTACGTCGTAGCGCAACTTGATGCCCGAATAGGCAATGCCTTGTAGTCGATGTTCTGCTGACCATTCAGGAATCTGGGTAACCATTTTTGTATCGGCAAATTGATCATCGGCTCCCATGTGATGCAGGAGTTGTTCTATGTTTTTATCGTCATCTTCATCCATCTCAGAATATCGGCGAGTATCGAAATAGATATCGTCGATTGATTCTATTTCGCCCTCGCTCCAACAGATGACCATCCATAGGGATTGGTTTTTACCGCCGAAGGCGTTACGGTAAGCCAACGGGCCTGCCGCGCGCATCTCTCCGTAAATAATTGGAATCGGCTCGTCGGCTTTGCCGGCGTTGATTCGCAGGCCGCCGTAAAGCTCGTCGATAGATGAGGATCGATCATTTAATCCCACGACCTCGCTGGCCGCGTAAGCCGCCGCCGCGCTGGCCGCTGCGCTGGCTACCGCTGCGGCAAACGCGCTTCCACCAATCGTACCGCCCGTGGCTCCTGCAACAGCGGAGCCTGCAATACTCGCGGCAACTATCGGGGCAGCCGCCGGCATAGCGCCCACCCCATATTTAGTTTATGCAATCGCATCAACGGCACCGAAAACACCCCATGCGATTCGGCGCTCGACCAGACCTCGCCTCTCCACACAAACCCCATGCTGGGCATGATTCCGTGGCGTCCGATAAAACAATCACCTGACCGCGCAGGATATGCAGCGAAATCGTCATAGCCAATACCCCGCAGCAATTCAACGGGATCGATTTCCTTTTGTCGCAAATACGCGCTTTCGGGATTGTCGTACTGACCCACCGCGAGTTTAGACAAGTCCGTTTTCCACACACGATCGACCCAACGCAGCACCAGGCAGACGCAATCCGTTTGCCCCCACACAAAGGGCTCACCCAATTCGGGCGTCAAATGTTGTCCTTGCGTCCCCATACCACCGGCTCGACTAAGTCCGTGACGAATTCAAAGCCCTTGTCCCCTGGGAAAATATCCTTCTGGCTGGAGTCGTTGGTATAGCGCCCGCGCTTTTGATCCAAGTCTCCGAAATGGCTCGCCGCTTCCATTTGCGCAATAGGCGCAGGCGCTGATTCTGAAGGGGCCGCATCGAGCATGGTTGCCGATGTCGTTAATCCGTCAAATAGAGTCACCACCCCGACAAGATCACCATCGGCTCGCAGCACAGCGCGCGACAGCGTCAGCACTCGATTGATATGCGAATACAGATAGAACGCCGCAACGATGCCTTCATTTAAGCCGGACAACTCGACAACAATAGGTGATGTTTCAATGTCGCCGGTTTCGGTGACGGTGGAAATCGTCAACATATTATTTGCGCGGAGGTAGGTTTTTCCGTCAAATTCAATATTGTATGCGTAATCAGTAAAGCGCACCGTGCCGGATGGATACTCGATGGCGAGCAGGTAGGCTGTATAGATGCCGCCGCTTCTGATTTGGTTTCGGTAGCTGTTCGGGAGACTGCGCTCGATAGCCACTAAAAAGCGTCCTCACGCAGCACAGCCCGCGTCTGGTAAAGAATGCCCGAGGCGCTCTGGATATAGACAGTCTCTAGCGATGGAGTCAGGAGATAGACTCTGAAAGACATCCCTCGCGCCACAACCCCTTCCCCGTCGCTTGCGTCTTGATACAGGCCGGGGTGAATTTTTAGATTGCTTTGCCCGCTGCTGTTACTACGGACGCCCGATGTCAGCGTATAAACTTTCTGCTTGATCCGAATCAAATCGCCGGCAAACAATACGCGTGAATTCTTGTACCAGCCTCGGCTGCCGATTGTCGTTGCGCCCTTTGTGTGGGCACCGTCAAGGACGGGCGTGCCCGCGGCCGTGCCGATGGGCTCCATTCCCGGGATCACAATTTCAAACGGTTCGACGATGCCATCACGCGCCGCAATAAAAGCTTTTAGCCTTCGGTGATTGCGCAGTTGATACGGTGGCCAAACAACGTCGAATTCAAAAAACTGCGCACCCCTGGAGATTCGCTGTGAGAATCCGCTGCGCGCCTCAACCGCATTCGCGGGCTTAACGTCTCGCTCGGTGATCTGCTGCGGGACAAGGTATTCCGGAAAGGTGCTCACAAGTCCACCCGGCTCCCGCGTCGTGCGAATCCCTTGCGGACCATGCCAGTGATCTGACGCTCATGCTGGGCAAGCGCTCCTTGAAAGCTCTGCGCGTCAATCGCGTTGACGGTGAAACTGATGTTGGCTGACTGCCCGCCCAACGCCCCATTAGACACAATATTTCCCGCGCTACCCGGCACAAAAAGCTCCGGGCCTCGCTCCCCGACGAGAGCCATCTTTCCCGCGGATACGGGCCCCCCCGAGGCGTAAGTCCCTTGAAAAAATCCAGGGTAGTTGTTTGTCGATCCCACTCCGCCAGAACTCGCACCCGTTCCGATGCCCGACAGCAATCCCGATATTCCGCGCCCAAGTGGCTCGGTCACCGTCAGGCGTAGAACGATCCGAGCAATGTCGGCAAGTATCCCTTCGAGCACTTGGCGCAACCCTTGGCCCTCGATAACCGCATCCTCAAATGCGCTTTCAAAGGTAAACCCAAGTTGATTGGCGGCTCTATCCAGACGTTGCGTTTCTTCGGTAATCGGCTGGATCTGGCTCGGTACAGTATCCATGTTGAATGACAGGTTGGCGTAGGCATCAGCTACCGCTTCGGTCGCCACCTCTAGCTGCTGAGTCTCCGCGACGGCTTGAGATGTGGCGGACGTGGCTCCGGCTCCGGCTCCGGCCCCACCAAGTTGGCCGCGAATCGGAATGGTGAGCGATGGTGGCGCATTAACTTCCAGCTCACGTCTTTTTTTCAGCAACACATCATAAGTAGCTTCAAGCGATTTAAGCTCTTTCTCCAAAACAACTAATGTCGATTCGCCGAGAAGCGTTGTATCTCCCGGTTGAATATCCGCTATCTCATCTTTAAGCTTTTTAATGATGCCGGCTTGACGCTCCAGCGCCGCATTCATTACGTCGAGTTTTTCGGTGCTCGATTCACCTTGCAACAAAGCCTGGATTTCTTCAAAACTGCTTACCATTTGAGGCAAGCTCTCATTCATCGTGAATTTTTCTTGTGCCTGTATCCACGCCACCGCTTGTGCCGTTGCTAGCTTTATCGATACAGCTATATTGTCGAACGTCGTTTGCAGATTCGCCAGGCTATCTACTTGTTCCTTTGTCAAAAGCATGTCGTCGAATTGGTCGCCGACTTCCTTGGCCGCCTTCGCCACATTAATTGCGCCCTGCGCGAATTCAGAATCGAAAAATTTGAACGAAAGGCGCAACGAATCAGCCGCGGTGCCTGACTTCAAGAGCGCTTCGGTGATAACTTCAAACTGCGTGGCAGCGTCAAGTCTCTCAAGCCTCTGGACATCAATGCCCAGCTCCTGAAAAGCCGCTCTTGCTTCACCTGTACCCGATGCCGCCTCAGACAACCGGCGCACCATCCGTTGCAAACCTTTCTCAAGCTGTTGGCTTGAAACGCCGGCAAAGTCCGCCGCGATCTGTAGCTTTTGAAATCCCTCGACCGTGACGTTTAGGTTTTGGGTGACTTGCTGCAATGATTGAGCATTGGCCGCCACATCCTGAAAGACGCGAGCGATACCGCCCACACCCACGGCCGCGACAAAACCAACGACGCTGGCTTTTAGCCCGGCGAACATTTTATCCATGCGCTTACCGGACGCTTCGATGCGCTTGGATTGTGTATCCATAGCGCGGGCCGCCTTGCCCATGTCCGATTTGAATCGGGCCGTATCCGCGGCAAGCTCGATTAACAGCTTGCCCATATTAGCCACGGCTGGCCTCCAGCATGTTGGCTAGCTTTTCAAAGCGCTGCTCGTCGCTCATGTCGTCCCTTTTCTCGAAAGGCATGAAGTCCATTGGGCTTGCATCTTTATTGCCCGCGCACCGTGCCACCGTCGAGGCAATAATCCCGGCTTGCAGATCGCCCCGCGAATCATCGATAGGCGATATTTTGTGATACGCCCAAAGCAAATGCAGCCACCTCGCAGACAGACTCTCCAGTAACTCTTTTGGCGGCCGACCGTAACGCAGCGAAAGCGCTAGGATGAAACAGAGTTCCGGTCGGCTTCTAAGTTTTTTTCCGTGGTCCCGATCCCATTGAGTTTCGAGGCTTCGTCAAATAAGGCATCCAGCCATTTCTTTGGAAGTTTCCGGATATCCTTCTCCGTCGCCAGTGGCCGCCCGTCGGGATCGCACACCGCACGGGTGAGCAACTGCACCACAAGCCCTGTGCCCGATCGCCCGGCCTTTTCGTAAACCTCGTAAATCTCGACGCCCGAAAGCTCGCGCACATGCTTCGTTTTGCCGTTAATCGCCACGGGCGCAATGGTCGCTTCCTCAAAGAGATCGGCAATTCCGCTCATGACGTGGCGCGGGTGATTGCCCCTGTCACTTTGATCGTTGCCGACGCACGCAATGCATCATCAACACCGGCTGACTCACCGTAACTTTTCACTCTCGCGGTAAATCCAAGATTCCATGCATTCGCAAAAGTAATCAGAAACGTACCCAACGCGCCGGAAGCGTACAAGTCCCGGATCTCGTCTTGAGCCGCGTCGGCGTAATCGGCGAGCATGTCAAACGAGAATTCGCCTTCCTCTTTGAGCCCGAGCAGAAACTCTTTGCCGGTGCTGACAAAGTCCGTTACGTCGATTTCTGTCGATTCGCCTGGAGATTGGGAATAGCTCTGGACGTTTTTGATCGTGGTTGGAGTTGCGGCGACTTCCACTTGAAAAGTCAGCCCTTGTGCGCTTATCGCTGTAGAGGCCATGTGTTTATCCTATGTCATGCCAAAGTGAGAAATCGCCGGAAGCCCGGTGGACGTTTTCATCCAATGATCGTTCTGGGAATTCGCCCACCACATTGATGGCACCGCAAGCAAAATCGTTGCCGGGTGGTTCCATAAGGGTGCGAGCGGATCGCCACAACGCATCGGCCGCAGTCGGTGTGCTGGCGTAGGCGTCCACCTGTACGCGGGAGTTGGTTAACTCGGTTGAGCCTTCAAAATCAAACTCTTCGACGCCAGAAACCATTTGATAAATCAAATAGGGCAACGGCTCTGATTGTGGGGCGCGCAAGTAATACACAGACCCCAGTCCTTGCAGTCGCGCGTAAACGGATTCTTGCACCGTCACAGCTTCCGAGCCTCGGCCTGGATGCGCTTGCCAAGCTCGCGGGCAATGACGCCCACCGCGCGCTTTTTGTTGGCCTCATAGGCCGGCCGGAGGAAAGGACGAGCCGATTGGTGCCGTGTCCCGAATTCTACGAAAGTCCAATAGTAAGCATTTTTTGGATCTTCCTTTGCCCCCTTGCTATGCCAGTTGCCATCGCTGCCGATAAAAATGCCCTTACTGCGGACGGACACCCCATAGCTCACAGTGTTAGTCGTGGACCGCGCGCGCCGTTTGAAATAAATCACATTCCGCTGTAGCTTGCCGCTGTCCATGCGGGCGAAATCAAAAGCAGCGTCGGAGACAGGCGCTCGCCGTTTCGCGTCCTTGGCAATCAACTGGGCTCCCTTTCGGACCGCTCCGCTCAAGTGCTTCTTAGCCACGCGCCGCGGGAGTTCGCTCAGCGCTCTGTCGAGTTCCTTCAGCCCTCTAACCTTGATCGGCATCACACCACCTCCCGACACATCAGCTCAAATTCGCGCCGACGCTCTTGGATGTTGTGCACCGACTGAATATTAAAGATGCGACCCCCTAACGACAGTCGATCTTTTGGTGACAAGTCGGCAATGTCCGCGTCGTAACGCATCTTGATTCGGTGCGACACCTCGCCGATGTCTTGTTGATTGCCGAAAAATTCGCGCCCACTGATCGGCCGCACATCCACCCGACGCTTTGCCAGGGTCGCCCATGTCTGAATGACTGCGCCACTGCTGTCCTGCGTCTCAGTCGGTCGCTGTAGGATCGCTGTCTGACGCAACATCCCCGCTCTCATAGCGTGTGCACCCGATACAAACCGATTAAATAATTTCCGGCCTCTGTGTTTTTCTCAATCGCCCCGACAATCTGCGCGCCGCGCTGCTCGTAAAGATCGTTGATGTTGATCAACATACCGTGCCGAATGGGGTCGGGCACATCGCTACCCGCGTCCCCATAGCCTGCCACGTAGGCAATGGTTACGGCGTTGTAGACTTCACCCGTGCTGGGCCATGATGCCCCGGAGACGGGGCGTACCTTGCCGACAAACCCGGCCGTGTCCACTTCGTAGTCGCTGCTCGACACCGTTTGCTCTGCGCCGTCCGTGTCAATGTATTTAACAGAGGTCACCGACTGCAACGGTGGGCGCGGCAACTCAATCTCAAGCTGAAAACACGGCAAAGACACTTCCCACGTCTGCGAGATAAACGCCCGCCCGGTGTAGCTCTCTGCGCGTTGCCGCTCCGCCTGAATCAACCCATACAGCAACGCATCATCCTCGCTATGCTCGACAACAAGGTGCTGCTTCACCCCCGAAAGGCTCAAGGGCTCCGTCGCGGGTTTGATGGTTTGGTTAAGGCTCACTTTTCGCCTTTCGATATCCCTGCGGTGCCACCACGGCGGCTCGCCGACTGATGAAATGGTTGGCGCTTGCCGCCGACAATTCCACGACCTGCCCTTTTTCGTAGCGGGTACCCGTGCCGTCCTTGACCGTGTATTCACGAACGAACTTAATTTTTAGCTTTTCCATCTTTGGCCCTCGCCGGGCGCGACCTAATGAGCCGCGCCCGGCTTGCTCACCTCGGTTTAAGCCCGCTCTGCCAACTCGACAGCCGCACCATAAACACCGCTACCGTTAAGGGCGGCAATGGTGCTGCCGTGCCACGGTTTCCCACCGATGCGCAGGATGAATCGGAACGCCAGAGTGTCATAGTCAAACCACAAGTGCATGCTGACATCAGCCCGCAGCCCGGTGGTTTTGGTGACGCTCATGTACTGGCTGAGATTGACAAACACGATGTCGCCCAAATCGCCCAGAGTTTGCGCGCCCTGAGTCGGAATCACCGGACGCCCAAGCAAAGTAGCGAAAGGCGCCTGCGAGAAACCGCCCACCGGGACATACAGCGGAATGCTGCTGCTGGTGAGCTCTAGCGACATATCCCAAAGCTGCGTTTCGAGATCCTGGTTGATGAGCCACACCGCACCCTGACGCCACTGGCCATACATGCCGAGATACATCTTCTTGATGTTGGTTGCGTTGACCGTGTCGGCTGTCTGAGCGGTTTCCTTTGCCACCGTAACGGTGGCCGCATGCCCCACAATCCCCGTGGGTTGCCCGGAGCCCGTGCCATTCAAAATCGCATCAGTGATCTTGAAGTTCATCTTGTCCGGCACCTTGGTGGAAAGGTACCGATCGATGGCAGGGGCATCCGACATAAGCTCTTCAGTCACCGGGCAAAGCGCCGTCAGTTTATGCAGGGGCACAACATTCGTTCCAAGCGCCACCTTGGTCTGCGCCATCTGCGCATTCTCGCCGGTCCAAGCCGCCAACACACCGCCCGAAGACTGCCACGGCGTGGTTTCATCCGTTGGCATAGTGATGCTGTTGCTAGAGGTCACAAGCTGGTCCGTCTGCCCGATGATGGTGTCTTCGCCCATCACTTTGACGAGAATCTGCTCACGAAAGTCGGGCGGTACAGCGTACCCACCGTCGGCGTCAGTGCCCCCGGTTGAAACGGTTGTCGGCGCATTCGCAATCAAGCGTGGGTCAACGGCCCCGGATCGGTGCGACGCCTGAGCAGAAGCGAGCGCAAATTCGCCAAACGACTTCCAACCCCAGCGCCCACGGTCCAAAGTGGAGCGATCGGTGACCTGCACATTCAGCGGACGCCTTTCCGGCTGCCTCGAATCTTCCCGATTCTGCGGGGCGATATCTTCGGGCTCGGTGCGTCGGCCAACGCTTACGGCCAAGCTCTCGCGCTGGGCCTCGATGCGCTCACGGCGCGCAATGGCCACCTCGGTGTCCTTGAATTCGGCGAAAATCTGCGTGCAGCGCTCGCTTTCCTCCTCATTCATGTCCCGGCTTTCCGAGTCCGCAAAGGCTTGCAGAGAAGTAGCCTGCTCATTCAGATCAAGCAGCTTGTCGCGCAGATCCTGGAGAATTTCGTTAGTATCCATAAGTTTAGCCCTATGTTGAGTTAAAGATTCTGTGAGCGCAGTGCTTGCTGCATATGCGCAAAATTCAGTTGTTGCCCGTCACGTTTTGGCGTTTCCGGTGTCCGGCATGCCTCGGGTACGTGGCGGTAGTGAAATTTGGAGAAGTCCCCCTGTGCGGCAATGGCTGACGCGGCAGCTACGTTGGCAGCCAAACCAAATGCCACAGCCTCGTCTGCGTCAAACCAAGTCTCAACAGCCATGGCTTCTAGAATTTCATCCATGGGCTTGTCTGTGTGGCGCATATAGCTCTTGGCTATAGCGCCTTCCACTTTGTCGAGTCGATCCGCCATCGCTCTATGCTCGTCGGCATCCCCGATAACTGTCACCCACGGTTTGTGAATCATCATAAAGGCGTTTTCCGCAATGGTGATCTCATCGCCAGCCATCGCTACCATGGAAGCAATCGATGCAGCCATGCCATCAATATGCACCCGCACCTTGGCCGCGTTGTCCACCAACAGGGTATGCATGGCCACTCCATCAAAGACTGATCCACCCATCGAGTTGATGCGCAAATCAATGGCAGTTAGAGCCCCGAGGCTTCGCAATTCATCAGCAAACGCCTTGGCACTGATCCCGCCAAAGAAATCGTCGCCAATGTCATCATAAAGCAGAATCTCCGCCTCTTTATTGCCGCGCGCTTTAATCTCAATCATGGGCCACCGCCAGTTGCTGTAAAGTACTCACGGGCTCACTGCCTTCATAAATCTGCAACAAGCGCCGTTTTGTAATATGTCGCATCCTATCAAAATCGACGCGGTTGCGAATCGGTGCCGTATGCTTTGCAAGATACCGATCTAGGTACATTTCGCGCCAAGTGAAAAACTCAGCCCGGTCGTAATGGGTTGCGGCCAATGATGCGTGCTTATGCTGGTGCGAATCAAAGCACCGTAACGCGACCACTACCTCAGCATCCTGATTGTCTGGCACAATCGGCGCGGGTAGCGGCTCCGGCTCTTCGCCGATTTTATCTAGCGTTGTCATGTTCAATGGCGCGATACGCTTGTCGCCTTCGGCCCCGATAGGGTTGCGATCCTCAAGTTCCAGAATGTCATTGACGGAATACACGCCAATATTCCGCATTTCGCGGTAGTGATCTGTCCGCGCTGCCAGGTCTCCGCGCAGCAAGCCCTTGAGCTCTAGCTTGGTATAGATCCCACGCGAGGTGCGAGCATTAAAAAGTTTGTAATTGGCTTCTTGCTCAAGCCGAATTGCCCACGGCAGCAAGGCATCCGTGACGAATTCGATGGACTGGTGTTCTATATTGGAAAACGTTGCATGTTCCAGGTCGCCCAGCTTATGCGGTGGCACACGAAACCAACGCGCAATCTCCGAGACTGAGAATTGTCGAGACCCTAGGAATTGAGCATCGTCCGGTTTAACGCCAATTTCTTGATAAGAGAGCCCGCCGTCTAGGTATTCGACTTTGTGAGCGTTGGCGCTGCCTTTGTGCGATCGATTAAAGGTGGCCATGAGATTCTTGACGCCTTCAGGATCGAGCACCGCGGCGCCGTCCTTTTGCGAAATGATCCCGCCCAACTGCGCCCCGTTACCGTAGAAGCTCGCACCAAACTCTTCAGACGCAATCGACATGCCGATAGACCGAGCCGCCAGTGCGACGACGCTATAGCCTAGCAATCCATCCGATCCAAGCCCGTGAAGATGAAACATGTCACCGGGCGGGATAGAAACAAGGCCCCCGCCTCGCTGCCTGACTTCATAAAACAAACCGCGGTTGTCGTCGCGCTTTACCTCGACATTCGCAGGGTGCAACGGCCACAAACCCACCGGGCGCCCTGCCGAATCGCGATCGATCTCAGAATAATGATTGCCCCACAGCAGCGCGTGGCCTAGCGCCGTCTCCCGCCAAGAAAATGCGCCCATGTCCGTATTGGCTCGACGATTCAACAACGTAGCCACACTGTGATCCGCGAGCCGCTTGCGCTTGTTGTCGCCGTCCGGTTGCAGGACGAGCCAAGGGAGCGTCGATATGCCTTCGGCAATCACCCGCACCGCGGCATAAACAGCGGCTACAGATAGCGCCGTGTCATGATTAACTAGCTTCCCCGCCTCAAACCTCGGCACCCAAAAATAAGTCCGCTCGCCAGGCGTCTCCGGTGTGGCTTTGGGAAAGTTGAATAGCCTCGACAGCAGGTTAACCATGATTGAGGGCCGTGCTGTTATAGATAGATTGGGGGATTTGCGGGGCTTCATGAACCATGGCGCGTGATAGAGCCATCACTAGCGCCACAATGCCATCGATTCGCTCCATTGAATGCTTTTTGTCGGGCATAAAGTTTTCATTCCCATCTGTCCGCACCGTTACATTCGCCGCATTCCAACGTAAAACCGGCTGGCCATTGTGGCTGAGTTTTCCCGATCGAACCAAGCTCTCAAGCTGCTTGCTGGGCTCGCTCATTGTCTTGTAACCCTGGCGGGTTTCGACCATTTCTATGCCGGCACTCTGCAATTCTATTGCCGTTTGCGTCGCATTCCATGGATCATAACCAACTTCCTGCAATCCAAACATTCCCACCAGCACTAAGATTTGATCAATTATATACTGAAAATCAATTACATTGCCCGGTGTCGCTTCGATGTGCCCATCGCGCACCCACGCATCGTAAGGCACGCGATCAGTCTTGACCCGCTCCATGATTCGATCTTCTGGCACCCAAAACCGAGAGATAACGCACCAGTCTTGATTTTCAGTAGGCGGAAAAACGAGAACAAACGCCGTCAAATCTAGCTTAGTTGAAAGATCGAGGCCCCCATAGCAAGCCCGGCCTTCAAGCTCTTCGGTGTCAAACGGCGCCCCGGATCGATCCCATTCGTTAAGATCCAACCACCGCACCTCTTGATTCGTCCACACATTAAGCCGCTTGCATAAAAAGTTGTTCTGCGCCGCTGGAATGTTTTGCGCTTTGATCGCTAGCCGGTGCATGTCCGAAGGTAGTACAGATACCCCATAGTTTGGGTTGGCTTTTATCCAGCTCGACTCTTCGCGCCAATCGTCCTCTTCGTCGATGGTGTAGATGATTCCCCAGTAATTGTCGTCGAATAAAACCTTTTTAAGGATTTGCTGGAGGTAAGTGCGTTGCTCGTAACAGATTCCGAAACGATCGAAACCCGCCGTCGTGATAGTGGCCAACAACGGCTGTCTTCTAGACCCCATCCCCGTTTCCAAAACATCGTAAGTCCCCCGTGTTTTGTGCGCGTGCAACTCATCGACTAGCGCCATATGGATGTTTAGGCCATCCATGTTGTCAGCGTCAGCCCCCAACGGCTCAAATTTCGATGCTGTCTGTTCAATGCTCATGTTGTGGCGGAATACATTGATTCGCGCCCTAAGATCTGGCGATGCTTTGGCCATCCGCTGCGCGGCAGTAAAGACAATCTTTGCTTGCTCGCGGTGAGTCGCCGCCGAGTAAATCTCTGCCCCGGCTTCGCCATCCATTAGGAACCCGTAAAGGCCCCACGGCGCAATTCCCGTCGATTTTCCATTTTTGCGCGGGACTTCAATGTAAGCAGTCCGGAATCGTCTGAGTTTTGTCTCTTTATGTAGCCAGCCAAAAACCATGCATGTTGCGAACGTCTGCCAGGGCTGGGGCTCGAAAACTTCCCCTGCCCACTGCCCTTTTGAATGTCGGCAGAAGCGAAAAAAATCAAGGACATGCTGCGCGCGGGCTTTGTCGAATCGGTAGGGCCAATCGGTTTTGCTGCGTTTGACATCGTCAAAGTGGCGTTGGCAGGCTAATCGAACCCACTCACAAGCGGGAATCTTCTCCGATAGAACCTGGCGCGCGTATCGAATCCCATCGGCGACAACAGCCATACATCAGGCGACTTCCTGCGCCTTCCTTCGCTTCATCAATTCGTCGAAGGGATCAACATCGGCGGACTTTGGCGGCCCCGGCATCCGATAACGGCTGTCTGGCGTATTGCCAAACTCTCGGGACAGTAATCGGAACGGCGTTACATCGGTCATTTTCAATTCGCGGCGGGCGAGTTTCATGTGTAGGTGAGCGAGCAACGCCAAAGATTCCGTGTCATCCATGGTAAGAAATCCCACGCCCTTGCGGGACACGATCAGGCGAAACTGCGCCGCCTCATCTTCTGGCAACCAGTCGGGAGGGCCATCAATTGGCTGCTGGCCTATCTGTGTCGGCTTGGCCCGTTTAGCGTGTCTATATTTCAAATATGTCCCCGCTAATTTATGTTCCGCTACCGTTTTTGGCGGCTTCCCTTTTCCTGGCATTGTGTTACCTATCGTAACCCTTTGAAATGATTGCGCGTGCAAATAACGGGTGTCCGTTGTCCGCTTGACCTACCTCGCAGAGATTTAGCCCACCCATCCCCCTATATGTTACCAACAGTAACACTAGAGCCCGCGCCGTGTCTTAGCTGTATGGCAAGACGTACACAGAGGCTGCCAGTTGGACACGTCCCAGAACAACACCGTGTTTCCTTTATGTGGTGTCACATGATCCACAACCCGAGCTTCCCTAATCAATCCTTTATCCTTGCACTCGATGCACAGAGGGTGACGCACTAAGAAAGATTTGCGCGCCTTATTCCACCTTCGCCCATACAGCACATTAGACCAGGCAGGACGTGCCGCGTTCTCTCGTCGCGTTTCCGCCCGCTTGTGCTCTGGGCAGTAGCTAGTACCCACCTCGACTAGAGCAGGACACAGCGGCTTGCTACAAGCTTTGCGGGGTCTTGTTGGCATCGCCACTCACCGGCCTACGATCCATCGACACGATATGATATCCTGTCAGTGCTGGTGTAGTTCAATGGTAGAACCTCAGCGTGCCAAGCTGATGATGTGGGTTCGATTCCCATCACCCGCTCATTGTCTCCCCGCCACAAAATGCCCAAGCACCACAAATCCAATACCCGCCAGCCAGTAAGGTGCCCCGGCCACCAGTGCATGTCCCTCAGTCAAGTCTATGGTATGCAAACGGCCATAGACAAGGCAGAGCACTCCCGCAACGACGATGCACCAACCGGCGCAACGAGCACTCACTTGCTCACCGGCCTACGATCCATTGACACGATCCGCACCCAGCGCAGGCGCACTCTATCGAATATCCAGTAGTGATCGCTCACGGCACTGTCACCGTAATAGATATCGTAATCTCCGTTGCCCCTGATGGCGCGGTGAGATCCACGTCAGGCACCACCACCGTGTCACTCTGTGCCCAATCCGAGCAGTTGGCGAACGGCGCGCCCGTCTGCGGATGCGTCGCGTTATCACAGGCGCGTGCCAACACAAAGACGCGCTCGCCCCCCGTCAACGGAAGCACGGGAAAGGCATGCTGTAGTGTGCTGCCCTGAGCAGGTGATGCGCTAGGCGCGGGGATGGTTGCCGTTTGTATTGCGCCCTGCCCATCGACATGCACTTCTAGATCGTATCGGCCAAGATCGGTAAGCGCTGATCCGTCCATGCTCGTCGTCGGCTCTGTCCACTGGACTTCTCCGGAATAGGTGGCCGCATGGGCAGGGATTGCCAGCAGCAACACGAGTACCGGGATAATTCTCATGGTCCTACCTCTTGTTCCGTTCGTTGCTTAAAGCTTTTTCGGGGGTGGGTTTGGATGCGGTCTAAATCCAGTAGGCTGATAGCCTGGTTTTTCACAGAGCCTGCCTTTGCGGATTTCCTCGTTGTAAAGCCGCTTCAATCGAAGTAGCTCGGCTCGTCGATTTTCCAACACCATCCCGAACCCTGCCTCGCCATATCGAAATCCATACCAGACACATATCCACCAATCGCGCAGCCACCACAATCGGCCGCGATTCACGACGCCGCCCCGTGGTTGATTCGATACCCGGCCGCATGTTTGTGACCACCCCCTCCGAATTGTTTGGCTATCTCGGACACATCTATTCCGTCATCTTGTGACCTTAGCGAAAACACCCGGCCTGCCGGTGTATCCCAGTAGCAGGCCGCAAAAGGTTCGTTTTCAGCCATGATGTGGCCCGCGTCCGAGGACCAGAAATAGGGCGCGTTCAGCACAGGAACATTGTGCCCAGCCACGTCCATTCTGTAGGCTGCCGCTGTAATAAATTCCCGTATGTCCTTAAAGTGCTTGCGCTCAATTGACGACCCTTCGCGCCGCAACTGCGCCATATCTGCATCCATAAGGTCATCCCAGACATCGAATTCATATGGATAGGAAAACACCGCCGCCTGTATCTCTCGTGTCCCATCAAGCTCAAACCGCCACAAATCCCGGTCCTGGATATGCCGCAATAGCGTAGGCGGACACTCGCCCGGAATGCCTTGATTCGTAAAAAAATAGTCCCATGTCAGCATGGCGCCACTACGACATAAGTCAAAATTTACTTCAACGTTTTCGGGTAAGTCCACAAGATCGATCTGCGCCGTCTTATGGTGGTCTATAACCACGATTTGCTTTGCCTTTGATGCCATCTCAAGCAGCACTGGGCGCTTGTAGCTGAAATCGACAATATAAACCGTCCGCCCTCCAACGTCAGGGGGGGGGTCTTGGTGGATACCCGCATAAAAATCCACCTTATCCTTACCGAAATATTTGCGCACAGCCCACGCCGCAGCGAACCCATCGGCACAATTTCCGTGATAGATACACAGTGGTTTTTGCGAGATATTCACGACGCCGCCCGATGATCAATCAAGAAAGTGTCCCTAACCTGCCGCCCATCGGTGAAAGTAGCGTCCACACCGTACATCGTTGCCTGATATCGCCCCGCAGGGATATTGCCCGTATAGCGTCCGAAGTAAACGCCTACCGCGTCCGGGTCCGTCAGGTCAAAATAGGTTGGGTCAGCGGTGCTATCGAGCGTGTAGTCTGGTGTGCCGTCGGGTGTGTCGGTAAATAATTCGACGACCCATTGGCTATACAGCGTGATGTCTTCGAGCTCATTCTCATTCTCGTCAGATTCTTTCACGACACTCAATCGCGTTAGATTGCCCCGATTCTGGAAGGTAACGAAATTCTCCATTCTGACAGCCCCCGCTGTTGCTGGATCTTGGCCATAGCGCAGGATACGCAAATATTCGGATAGATCCCCTACGGCTGCAAGCTGGAAGGGCTCGGGCGTTACAGCCGCCAGCGTTGTCACCTCCAGCGCTGCGGATATCGGCCCTTCATAGCCGAAGGCGTCGATAGTCAGGACTGTTATATCATAGGCAGTGGCTGGCAAAACGCCCGAGAAAAACGCGCTCGTTTGCGTTTGAGTGATAAACACGCCGTCTCTATACCAATGATAAAACACCGCGCCCGGAACGGCCGTACAGGACACGCGGAAAGATGTCTCAGCAATCAGAGAGGACACCAGCCCGAGCGGCGTATCGAGCACCGGCAGCACCTCAAGCGCCGATACATAGCCTATGCCGACCACGCCCGAAAAAGTGGCGGTGAATACCCCATCGGAGACGAAAACGTAATCTTTCAGAAGCGCCGTCTCAAGGCCGGCTTCGTCGAGAACATCCAGCCCCGCCTCGACCGTCACACCGGCAACGCCAATGCCTATGATGCGCTCGCCAATTTCCACACCCGGATCGAATTCGGCGAAATGACACACAGCGCGCCAATCCCCTACGGGCAGCGGAAATTCATAGCCAAATGAGTTTCCGGCAATGGCTTCTAGCGCAATGGACTGATAGAGAAGCGGGTCGGCTGTGCCTGATATTTGTGCCGTGGTGACGTTGCCGTTAAGCACAGCGCCGTTAATTGCCGTGTCCCCATACCAGCGGAACCCCGTGCTAGCGTCATAATCGACAAGCTGCCCACTATCAATCCGAATGTCACTAGCTGTTATTGCCGACTGCTGGATGCTCTCTGAGCTATTGCCCGCCGCATCCGTATCCCGCACTACATAGTTGTAGGCTGTATCGAGCGTCAGATTCGAGATTTTTTGCGACGTCGTTTCCGGTGGAATCGTCGAGATTTCAACGCCGTCTTGATACAGCGTGCGAGTAACAACGCCCACGTTGTCCGCAGGTGCCGAAATTGCCAACACCACTTCGTGAAAATTCAGGGGCGAGGCTTGCAAGATGGGCACGGTCGGCGCTTCAACGTCGGCGCCTTGGCCCAGCACCAACCGCAGCGCCACGATGTTTGGAAAATCAACCACGGCGTTGACATCGAGCCGAAAAGTCCCGATGCCGCCGCCCTCGTCAGTGACGGTGATGTCCACGTTTCGCACGATGGCATCATTGCCGCCGACTGATATATCGACGTTGCCGTCAACCACGGCGCCTTGCATCCAAGACAGCTCAACCACGCGCTGCCCAGGAGTCGTGAATACCGAATCGCTGGCCCAATAGGACGCCGTGTAGTCGCCCGATGCCACGCCAGGGATTACGATATTGACTGCAATTGCTTTGTACGCTTCCGTCGCAAAAAGCAGGCTGTCGGATGCGTCGAGCCCTAGCAGCGTCAGGTCATTGCTGGGCAGTGTGCGTGTGTCTCCGCCCCATGTGATCGGCGTATCGACATAATAGGGCGCCAGGGTCAGCCAGGTTTCGCCAGTCGTGCCGTTGACGATGTTGGAAACGCCTGCTGTGTAGCGGTAGACGGTTGGAGTTGCGCCGCCCGTGGCACTAAATGTGGACGCAGATGCCGCGCCCTCGTTGACGCTATCGGCTAGCGCATTCTGTGCGCCTGGCTCCAGGAATCCAACGGTTGACCCGCCGTGATAGGTGGCCACTTAGATCTCCGGGCCCTGCGCCACCGCGTTAGCGAGGCACCCATAGCCGCTCAAATGCGTGGCGCTTGATCCATAATCGACCATCGACGAGCCCACGGGCGGAACACATTCGTTGATCGTGTAGAGCTCTGGACCAGTTAGCAGCTTGCGGTAAAAAGTATAGTCAAGCAGGCCCGCCGTTGCGCGGTCTGGGAATGTGAGCTTGTTGGTTTCGCTCTGGTCCGGCGTATTGACGTACGCATTATAGTCTGTCCGCCCGCCCATCGATCCCGCAAAGCCTTGATCGCAATCGATGATCAAATTCGCCTGAAAATCATGCTGGTAGCCGCGGTTGACTGCATACGGGTCGTAGTTCCCTGCGCTTTCCTTGCCCTCAAACACAAGCGTGTTGAAAAGAAATTGATTCGTGCTGGTTGAGATCAAAAACGTATTGTGATTGTTAGACTGGAAGTGCAGCGCATCCGGGTCGTCATAGGTCTCCATCACCAGCAAATTGCGGTTTATGGAATTATTGCCGGCCGCATTAGCCGCGGCATTGTAATTTGCGTGATTGATGCACATGGCAGATGGGCCAATGATATTTTCAACGACAACGATATAGCGGGCGCCGATGTACGGTGATCCTCCCTGACTCAGTATCATTGCGGCCGTGCCATAGGCGCCTGAGCCGGTGCCGTTGTTCGGCCGCTTGCGCTTACCCCACAATCTATTTTTCATGAATATCGCCGGGTTGCCTTGGCTGGCAAATCCTTTGATATCAATATTTTGCTCGCCCTGCACATAGGGGTAATCTGCAATCGGAGACACCTGATCCCACAATGTGCCGTCACCCTTCGCCCGCATTTTGTCCGATTTGTAGCAGCAGTTATTCTCGACAACCAGCCCGCTCGTATCTGCATTCGTGACGATTTCGTCGCCGCCCCCGTCGAAAAACTCGTTACACGAAACCCAACTGTCTTGTGTGCTGAACATCTCGCAAGGCTCAGAATCGACGCCCGCCGCAAGTACGCAATCAAACCCGACGTTATATTGCACCGACAGGCCGTAGCTGGTCCAACCTCCGGCAAATATGCCTTTAAGAGCAAACTGTTGCATGCAATGGGAGACGGTAATGTCCTGTGCCAGATCACCGGTTGACGCGTTGCGCTCGATATAAACCGTGCGATTGGCCGAGGACGTGGTGTTGTCCCCCTCAAACGCCAGCCGATACAAGCAAAAACCAGCCCCGCCCTGGAATCGAATACGCCGCAACCGCACCCGATTCCCCTCTGCTAAATCGTAGGGATGCGTCTGCGCCCCATCAGTGGACCCCAAAAAAATCGGTGCGCCCGAGAGCTTGCGACGATAGATCGTGATTTGGCCAAGGGATCGATAGTCGCCCGGCGCAAACCCAATATTGATGTTGTTGGTGTTAGCAATCGCGGCTTCGATTGTCGCGAGACTGTCAGACGCCGTTAAAACCACGTCCCAAGACGCGGGGAATGTAATAGGGCTATAAGCGCCCAGCGTCCCCCCGCCGATGTGGTCGGTGACTGCCGTGCGATAGGCATCCGCCACCGTATCCCCGGAGTGGACAATGGGACGGACATAAAGCGGACGGTAGCCGTTAGCGTCAATCAGGGGCAGCAGCGCCATGCATCAAACCTCCGGGTAGTCGATTAAATCGGTGTCAATATCGCTGATATCTTGATCGATTTCCGTCAGCTCTGCCGCCGCATCGGCAACGGTTTCCCTCGAATTCACCCGATTGCGCCGCGTCTCAATCAAAGACGCTCGGACCGCTTGTCGAATCCGCCGCGCTACGTAGAGACTCGGCCCCGTCGCTGTTAAACCGCCCAAATCGTCATAGACAGCCTTCCACTGCTGCGGGGTACCTTCGAAGATGATTTCGACTTTGTGACTAAAGGCCATCAGTCCTCCCGATCCACAACCGTTACCGGGACATGCCAATCAGCTTTTAGCCCGCCGCCAGCGTCCAGTGTCACCAACAGCTTATAGCCAGGCCCATTGGTCACAGACAAATTCGCCGAAATCAAGGCGTTGTAGTATCCGGGCGTTAATGATTCAGCAAGCGCAACGGGCCACGTTTCACCCGTCACAACCTGGCCGCTCGGGTCAAGCATTGACACCACCTCGCCCGTGGCCCCCGTCACTGTCAGCCCGTCGAGTGCATTAGTGACCGGGGTGCCATTCGGGCCGCTAACCCGGACTAGCCCCGTGTTGCGGTTATACCAGGCTTCAATCGCCATTTAGGCGGTGAAAGTGGCAGTCACATCGATGGTCTCACCGTTATCGAGCGCTTTATTGCCGCCAGTGAAGGCACCGGCGCTATAGAGCACGCCCGTCGTACCGCCCTTGGTGGAAATATCGCACAGAAAGGCGCCGCCGATCGTTTGGGTGTCGGTGTCAATCGAAAAAGTGGCCACTGCGCCGGAATTGTCCACACTGCCCGCGGCTACTGCGCCATCGGTCCAGACTTCGCGCGTTGCTTCGGTGTAGTTCTCGTTCTCGGTCCACCCACCATGAGACGCCATGGTATCGGCCACGTTTGGTGTAGGCGTGGCGTTGGTGAGCCCCAAATACCAAGCCGCTTTGGGTGTGCCGTTGGTCAGCCCCATGGTCAACAGCTCGTTTTTGCCGACAGTCGTCACCAAGTTTTCAATGGTGTCAGTCCACTTTACAGTTCCGTCCGGGCGTCGGCACACGATCAGATAGTGCCCATGCACCTCGACGCCTTGATTCAAGTCAGTCATCTTCGTTCACCTCAATTCGCGCACTCAGGGCGCTAACAATGGACACAGCAGCGATCAGAAAGCCCACGCCGCCCCGGTAATCATACACCGCCCCGGCACTTGCCGCTTCGGTTAGGGTCGATTGTAACTGCGCGGCAGCATTGAAAAAAGCAATTGCCGATGCCGCGTCAAGAATGGAATCCACGAATTGCCCCGCAAGGGCAAACGTCGCCGCCAGGCTCGCAGACTCAGAAACGCCTGCGGTGAGCCCTCGCAAAGCACTCAAAACGGCCGCGCTGGCCGCTGCTTCCGTCACCGCATCGCTAAAACCCGTTACAGTCTGCGCTGCAAATAGACTGCCCGCGCTGACGCTGGAGCTCATGGCTGCAAGGGTGGCCGCCAACGCCCCCACAACCTCTTGAGCGCTGGCCGCATCAATGACATTGGCAACCACTGCGCCGCTGGCCAGGTACCCGTCTTGCGCCGATGCGGACGAAACCAAAACCGACAGGCCATCAATAGCCGCAATAAATGCCGCCGCCGCGGTGCTCGGCTCAGTCACCACCCCCAGGCGATCGACCCGAGAGATAAAAGCAGCTAATGCTGTTGCCGCTTCAGTCGTGCCCCCCGACAGAGTTAGGACGCCCGTGATCGTGTCCGTGGTAGTCGCCGCGCTTAGCAAAACCGCCAGCTTTTGGATGGTCGCCGCATAGGCTTCGGCGGGACTTGCCGCCGCCGCGTAATCAACTCCCAATGCCGCCACTGCAAACATAGCGTCAGCGCTGGCCGTTGCATTTTCGATTAACCCAACATTCATCCCGATATTGATGTATTGCGAGTCTGATGCCACCGTCGATTGATTGTTGCTGGTGTCGTAGGCGTACACGGTGACGTTGACAGTGCCCGCAGTCAGTGTGCCAAGTGGCACCTGGTAGGTGACATCGATGTGTCCGCCCCCGCTGGAGCTCGTTGCCGCGTTAGTGTGAATAACGTCGTCGCCCGCTATTTCTTCAACTTCTATCGTAACCTCAGTACGATCGAGGTCGTTTTGAGCCGGACTGGGCTCGTCGTATTGCACCCGAATATAAGCCCAATTTGATGGGGTCCACGTCTCGGCGGCCGTTGCAGCTTCCGTCAACAACCCGCTGATACCTAGCGAACTGGTCCAGGTTTCCGCTGCGCTTGCCGCTGCCACCAAGGCCCCGAGTTTTTGGATTGCCGCCGTAACTTGCTCGGTCGGCGCGGCCGATGCCAACAATTGACTGATGCCGCTTAACTGTGCGGTCCACGCTTCGTCTGCGCTAGCCCCTGCGCTATAAGCACCCAAGGCCGCAATCAAGGCGCTGGTCTGATCGCTGGCGGTGCTGGATTCGAGCACCGATTCGGCCCGCTTCAGAATCGCTGCAATCGTTTCGGCAGGCGTCGCGGCGGCAGGAATAGCGGCCAATAAATCCGCTCGCTTCAGGCGTGTATCGCCGGCCGTTGCCGCGGCCGTCATTGCCATACCGTAATGGCCTGCCCCCACATGCGAAAAACCGGCACTAGCCGATTCGGTCAGTGCGCCGCTAAATCCTCTCAGCCCTAAAAACGTATCGGCCGCTGTTGCCGCTTCGGTCACTGCGCCAGTAATCGGAGTAGGCAACACCGCCGCGTAATCGAATCCGGCACTAGCCGATTCGGTCAACGACCCAACCAACCTCTGCAAACCTAAGAATGTTTCTGCCGCCGTTGCGGCTTCGGTCACTGCTCCCGTTATTGCGGGCGCTGAAACAGGCGGCTCAAGCGCTTCATAGGTAACGGTGCCGTTTGCCGTCCAGGTGTTAATTTCGTTGTCGGTGGCATCATCCGTGAAAGGGCAATCGTTGCGCAGATTCGTCGTGATGACGGGAGACGATGCCGCCTTTTCTGCCAGCAGCTCAGCCGTGGTTAACGTGTCATTCCAGGCCCGGAAGTAGCCGATATTTCCGTTTAGTCCCTCGTCGTAAAGGGAATCGCCGCCGATTAAATAAGAGGTTGGGGTGAATGAAGCACCCCGCGCCGTGCCGGTATACGTAAATCCACTATCATCCGCAGGAGAGACGCCCATCCAGATATCGGCTGCGCCTGTGCCCTGGCAGTATCCAGCAACGAAATACCATTCGGCATCGGTATAGCTGCCAACATCCGAGGAATCCCAATTGCCGTCATAGCCCGTCACGTCAAAACGCTGGGCGCCATCATCGATAACCTGCCACTCTACAAGTCCAGATGGGTTGCCCGCGAAAAGCGCTAAAATGTTTCCCCAGTTGGCCGGAGGCGCACCCCGGTTATAGACCCAGCAGGAAAAGCTAAAATTAGTGGGGGTCGGCAGCGCGCCAGCCGTTGCCGCTAGGCGTGCCGTATTTGAATTAAATCGGACGCTCACGGCGCGACTTGTTCGATTTGGAGATTTAGCACCGGGCCAGGTGCGGTAGTGTCGGCGCCCGTAAATACTGGCCCAATATACTCAGTCGCGACCACAACATTGTCATACCATTTGTCGTTTTGCTGTGATGAGCCTTGCCCCCCGTTCTCAAGCTGAATCTCATCCAATTTTACCGTATCGGCTACGCGCCAGCGCACATTATGCCAATCAGCCGCCAGCACCCCATCTTTCCAGAAAGCTATTCGACCGTCACTCTGTCCGACCGTGTTGAGCTTTATATAAATCTCTAGAGAAACCCATTGATCCAAGATCGGCACTTGATTTGACCTGGACACAAACTCTCCACCAAATCCCCCATCCGGCCCATCACCGTTCGACGTTAGGCCACTCGGGTACCAATGCTCTCCATAGGCGTCATTTTGCTCTGAATGGTACACATAGGCGTTAATGTATCCCGGCTGCGTTTCGCCTTGATATTGCGACGACTCAATACCGACAAACGCAAACGCCGTGCTTGGTCCTTGTCCTGGCCCCGGGTAATCCGCAGTGACGCGTGTACCATTGTGCGCAGAATTTACACCCGCATAACCAGCCTGGTAGCGCTCCATCACGCGAATATAGATTTCGTCGCGATCTGGAGTGAGCGTCTTTACAATAGCGTTTGATACTTCCGAACCCGTGCTTGGCATCCGAAGACGCACGGCTTTAGACCCGCCATAAAAAGTACCCGTGTCTATTGCGATGTTTCCCGATTGATAAAAGTTGTCCCAATTTGCAGAAAGATCAGCAGTAACAGTATAGGATTCGAAATCATCGACAAATAAAACTGCCAAGTCTGTGCCTATATTGGTGTCGCTTGGATACCCGGCAGCAATCCCGTTGTCCCCCTCGGGCAGCGCCGGGTAATTGGCACCTGACACAGTAACCTGAGCCGTGTCGTTAACGTCACCGCCCGCGCCGGTGCAATCAACCTCATAGACTGTCGTGACTGTCGGCGACACGCTGACAGGCCCACCCGATGTTGCGCCACCCGTGGAAAACCCAGTACCTGTGCAACTCGTCGCGTCCGTGCTGGTCCATGACAAATCGGATGAATCACCGGAATCGATGGTTGTGGGGTCCGCCGTCAGGCTTGCAGTGGGCGCTGTCGGGCTCCCTGTGACCGTGACCAATACCGTGTCATTTGCCGAGCCACCGGGTCCGGTGCAATCGACTTCGTAGGTCAGCGTAGAAACGGGAGAATCCGAGACCGGGCCGCCAGACGTGGCACCGCCCGTCGAAAAGTTGGTGCCCGTGCAACTCGTCGCGTCTGTGCTGCTCCAAGTCAGATCGGTTGATCCAGGGTATGCGACTGTCGTCGGGTTAGCGTTGATTGTTGCGGTGGGAGTAGGACCAGAAGCAAGTGCAGGGTGCGGATAAGTGTAGGCGGTATAGCCAGGCTTGGCGCCGCCGTCGATAATGTAGTCCCGACCCGACTGGTAGAAATCCGTCCAGGTGAATCCGCACGGGTTGCCGTAATTCCAGCCCGCATTGATCGCCTGACCGCCCCCGGTGTTGTTATAAATTCTTATGGGGTCGGTGAAATAGCTGGTGCCGTTGTGGTTCTGCCCTAGCTGCTGCTCAACGGGGTAAGATGTATTGCCGCAACTGCCCTCGACCAGCGGAGATTCAGCTCCGCGAATGGTGAATTTTAGCTCTGCCTTATCTCCCCAAAAGCCGCCCGCCATGTCGTCAATGTCGTTATTGTAGAAAAACCCGGTGCCGCCACGAATCCAGATTGCCCAGTTCTGGTTGCCTATCTGCTCTGTAGAGCCGTTGTGGATAAAGTTGTTATTGTAAACCTCGAAATGCCGCACAGAGCTGGGCGAGGTCGCATAGCCGTGAGTGTTAAAAGATGAATAGGTTAGGTCGTTGTACCGATAGACGCAGCGGCTTTGCTCGTCGCAGTCTATGCCCTGATTCGTCCCTCCGTAAAAAGTATTATCTTCAACGTAGATATTACTACGCCCATCCGTATCCCTATCGCCTAGGGTGTCGGCTGTTGTCCAGGAGTTAGTATCCCCCTGATATTTCGGCTGGATGAAGGAATCGTCCCATGCCCCCGTAAAATCATTGTTGGCGATAACCACACCGCCAGGTGTCGATATGATAAAGAGCCCGGTGCCCGAAATATCAAACTCGTTGCCGTCGAAGACAATCGGCTGACCACTGGGCCAAGGGCCGCTGAGTGTCCACCCCTTTGAGCTATTGCCGCCCCCGGATTTGCTGAAAGAAAACGCCTTGATGCGCGTGACGCCGCCCGTCTGCTTGGTGACAGAATTGCCAGCGCCGAGAGTGATATTTGTGACACCAATACCAGCCCCGATAATGTCCACGGCTTTGGCGATAGATAGAGAAGACCAAGTACATGAGCCCGCGGGCACGGCAACAGTGTCGCCTGCATTCGCGGTGCCGATTGCGGTATTTACGTCACCTTCAGAGCAAGACGATGCGTTGACCGTAGCGGCTTCCGCCTGCCCAAATCCTAGGGCAAGCAGCAGAAGCCATAGAAAACGAATCATGCTTGTCGGTCAATCCATGTGGGCAGTCCCGCCACGAACGTGTCGAGCACGGTCCTAAGTCCTGCCGTTTGCGCTACGGTAAAGGGCCGGTCTGTCCACTGCCCGTCAGTCTCCATGCTGACAACGCTGGCATACTGCCCCGTTTTGGGCACCAGCGCATACACGTCAGCGATCACCGTATCGATGGCAGCAACGATGGCGGCATAGTCAGCCGCAATATCATTGCCAGGAAGATTTGTTGCCGCTTTGGCATGCGCCCCGATCCCTGGAGTCTGCCGCAAAACATCTAGCTTGGTTTTGCCGTCAGCAAATTGCTCGGTTAGCCGGCGAATGGGGGACACGGTGATATCGGCAATGGCTGACGCGGCGCTAAGCTGAGCCGCTCGCCCTCTAAGCTGTCGGACGGTCCCGACAAAATCGCCGAATTCTTCATTAAGATTCATACGCTTCGCTCGCTTTGGGCTTGCGTCATTGTAGAGCAATCACCAATAAAGGCCCACTAGAAACCCCAGCGGAAACCAAAACGCGCCCAAAACCGCCACCGCCACCCAAAACATGACGCTGATCAAACGATCCGGGCGGTCCTCAGCAACCGGCGCATAGTCCCGCGGAATTCCGCGATCAAGCCCGAATGGCCTAGGTTGATTGATCATTTTCATCCCTCCAAATTGCTCTCGCCAATGGGCGCACGACATCGGCCAGCGCGCCCGCGTGAGCGTCTAGCCACGACTTCGCAAAGCCCGGATTTATCCGGTCCTCGTCAACGATTTGCTGCGCCACAATGTTGAGGCTCGTCTGTCTCTCGGCCCTAAAATAGTCTTGAGCCTCGGCTTCTGACAGATCTCCACACACTGCCATAATAGCCGCCCGCTCTTCGAGGTCTTCGCCGATCATGATATTTACCCATGCTCAAAATTTCTGGTGAGATCGTCTAGTGTCTTTGCGATCCTCCGCGAATCTTCCCATTCGATATAAGCTACATCGAAGGCTTCATCATCATCAGCCTCGATTGCCGCGAAGACTGCTTGCCTTGCCGCTTCCGCTAGTCTGTAGGCTTCAATGATTTTGAGGTCGATTTTTTCGTATACGTCGCTCATTTCGCGTACCCCACGTAGGTGTCACCGTTACGAAATCTGATTTTAATTTTGTCGGGCGATCGGTTGGTATCCAGCCACATGTATTGCGTGGCGCTGCCGCCAGATTTGACGTTGGATTCCATCTTGCAGCGGCCTCGGCTGTCCTTCGCGCCCGTCACCCACACGGCCCCGCCCAAGGTGCGCCAAGATCCATTCTTAACGCACTCAACCAGGAAATAGGGATTGATTGGCACGATGAGATTGCGGGTAACTGTGCATTTTTTGCCGTTGAGCGTGCCGCTCCACTGCTTTGATACTTCCCTCCCAGGCCCGTTGGACTTGCCGATGAAGTCCCCGTTATCGCAGCCTGCATAAGCCATGCCCGGCAAACAGGCCAGCGCCAACACCATCATGATCTGTCTCGCTGCCGAGCGGCCGACGCCTCTACGTCCATGCACCCGCCCGGAATCGGCACCGGGTAAACTCGCTGCTTGCGTCGAGTCTCGCCCACTGGCGTTGATACCTGCGCCTTGATCTCTTCCTTGTACGATTCTTGCCATTTTTCCAGCCTCCGTATTTCGGTTTTGAGTGTCTTCACTTCGAGCTGCGTTGCAAGCAATAGCTGATTGCGGTCCATGGTAACTACCCACGTTTCCTATCCTCTGCGTCCGCCGCACGAATGTAGTGCTCAATCGCATGATCGTCGAGTCCGTCAGTCAATCGCCCCTCGCTGATGGCGAGCACGCGCCCCTTGAATCGGTCACCGAGCACCAGCGAGCTTTCCGGGTTGTGGTGGACTAATCCGGCGTGATCGATATACCGCCATTGCCCAACGTGGCTGTATCCCCAGTCGGCAGGAGGCAAGCGCGGGACAATGTCGTTATTGTGGCTCCAACTTGTAGACTCGTAATGCACCGCGCTGATGAGCTCAGCACACAACGGATTGCCGACCCGTGGCGCAGCGAATGTATGAAATTCGTGAATCAGGCGGTCGAAGGCTAGCAACCGGCAAAGCGCATGGGCCACCGCACCACCCAGACTATGCCCCGTGACGATGACCCGCTCCGCACCGGAAAAGTTAATAGTTTGCACGATATCATCAGCGATGGATTCCGCCGCTTCAGCAAACCCACGCCGGATGCCATTCTCCGCGCACGTCCCCGGCGTCAGATTGGTGACCCAGTCGCGAATTTGCTGGGTGCCACGGATGGCAATCACGAGCTCGCGGTCAACACCGCACACCAATGCCTCGGTGCTGGTGACTTTCTTGACCAGGCTATTTATATGCACATAGCCGAGTGCTTCAAGGTCAATCTCCCAGTAAGGCTGGATACCATAAGTCACAAGACACAGCCGGGCCAGGCGGCCAAACGAAAACGGGCGGTCCATCACAACCACCCCCACTCGGGCGCGCTAAACCGCTCTCTCGCAAAATACCTTACGCGGCTTCTGCCCTTCGTTGAAAACTGGTGCCGCTCGCAGAGCTCATCCCGCCGCAACCCACCGAGCGCCGCTTCAATCTGCTGAGTCGTCGCCCATTTCATTCTCTGCCTTGCCTCTGTCGATGTGAGCCCTTCGCCGCCGCGCTCTTTCAGAAAAGTCAGCAGCGTCTGGCGGATGTTTGTGTCAGTCATCGCTGCAACCTCGGTGCGTCCATATTCGGCAGCCCCAACTTGCGCGCCGTCTCGCGGTCCATCTTTCGCCACTCTTCACGGCGCTTGTCGTCTTCCGCTTTGGTGTCTGCCTCTGTCTGTTTCTGAGTCACAACTTCCGCGTGTAAATGCGCCGACATCTTGCGAGCCAATGCCACCGCATGCTGTGCCGGCGTCACCCCGTCCGGTGGTGTCTCCGCCGCTTCGCGCGCCCCGCGCATCATGTCTTGATAGAGGGGATTCATCAGGCAGGGCAGCTCGATCGTCGCACGGTCCTCCGGCACAACAGGCGTCGAGCCCATCGGCCGTGGCACTTTGCAGATCGGGCAAGCGCTTTTATAGGTATTGGGCACTGGGTTTTCGCAGTCCGCGCAGATCCAGGAGTCTTTGTAGTCACTCACTGCCGAGCCCCTCGACGTAGGCCGCAAATTTCGACGGGCGAAAAAGCGTTTGAGGGCGGAAATAATCCCGCATCTTGTCGTCGGCACCCCATTCGCGCCAGCGTTGGGCGATAACCCCTTTACACTGTTCAACGGTGTAACCCTCCCGCAATCGGGCGGCCAACTGCAGCGCGGCCGCCGTGCGCTTGCCGTTTGGACAACATACTTGATAGTTATTGCCGGACTTTTTTCGCATAAGTTGATAAACTTCCTCAAGTTCTTGCGTGGTTACCTGTCTCGAACTGGCCCGGCCGCCACCGGGCTTTTTCTTTTTCGGCATCCGTTCTTGTAGCTCTGCAAATTCATCTTTCACATCCCGCGCCCATCCACGTATTTTGGCTATCGTCTCTTTTAGCTCCGCTATTTCTGCCGCTTGACTCTGCACTGTCTGATTCAAGGCACCAACCATTGCGGTGAGTGTTGAGATTGGGTCTAGCTGTGTTTGCAGTGACATTTCATAGCTCCTCTATTTTCTCTGGGCCAGAGTCGCCCCCCTTCCCATGGTCTAAAGCTCCGAGCCTTGACTCACACGTTGGTGATCCACTCACAGTCATCGAGCAATGTAGGCTCTCATCTGACTGCTAGGTCCAGATCTAAACCTGGCCCATGGCGCCTGTTGACGGGGGTGGGTCAGCGCAGGCGACTTTTCATATCTATCTGTATTTATCCAGCCGATTAAGATGATGTGCTGGTGTCATTTTTTGCAGACTATTAGCCGGGCGGGCACCTGCAAGACCCCACAGACTCACTTGCCATCCATGATTCCGGTGCGGCGGACCGTTATTTTTTGTGGGGCATCCTTTCGACCCACAACCAAGGGAACACCCTTGGATTTTAGAAACGATTTAGCCTCGGCATCACAGCCGGGGCCGCGAAATACTTTCCAACCTTCCGAGATCAGCACAAGCGCCCACTCTCGATGCAGTGGAATCGCAGGCTTTTCTGGCGTCGGTTTTGTCGGACTTGTCCAGTGGTATTCTTGATCGCCGTAGCCCGTCCAGAAATTCGGACGCGGGCCGGAGAACTGAAACCACGGGTGAACATCCATCACTTCCACCACCAAGACATCGTCTCAGCCTTAACGGTGCTCAGCATACACGCCCGCCCCTGCCAATCGTGGGCAGCCTGGCGCGGTGATAATTTGGGAGGTTGGTAGTCGCGCATGGGTGGCAAGTCGTGGATCTTGCGGTTCATGTCGTCGGGAATGAGGGCGAAGCCGAGGTTTTGGGTTACGCCTTTAGGTGGGCTCATGATAAGATTCGCTCCGTGATGTGTGTTTGTCGGTACGAGCTAGTCACTCTGCCGACCTGAACGGCCCCGCAATGGGGCCGTCTTCAGTTTTACGCTTGTCTCATGGCGAGGTCAAGAGGCATTCTCTTACTCCGATGCCAAGCGCCGGTCTTCGAGATCCACAAGCAACTGCACAGCATCCAGAATGGTGACACCCTGCGTCCGATCTCCCAACGCCTCGGAAATCTCCCACAGTCGCTGGCTAGCATGTCCACCGTGGCCCCACTGATTCCCGCAGTTGCAAGCGGGAATGTCGCAAGTACGCCGAAACCCGTTGCTCTCTAGCGCCCACTCTGCTTTTTCGAGTCTATCTTCAAGCTCCGTCCGCGTCAGTTGACTAATTTTGTTGGTCATCACTGTAACCTCGTCGCCCCGTCCCGCTCAGCCAGCCCCACCAGCCCGCCTTGCGTCTCATAGCTCCACATGCCGTGGTCGCTCGGCTCCAGCGGCTCAAGGTGTAGGGACTGACACTCGGGACAGCCCACAACGGCATAGCCGTGCTCGTCCATGATTTTCTGGAGATAGGCGGCAATTTCTGTGGCGAGTTGGTCTTCAGATTTTTGGGTCACGGCTCCTCCTGATTGGTAGATTAATATATTGCATCATATATAGCAATCGCGTAAATTGATCCACGAGGGCCAGCCAGCCCCCGTGAACCCGCAACACAACCATGATGGAGAAAGATCATGCCCATGCTACCTCTCAACAAGCTCGACAAGAGCCCACATCGAGACTTTGAAGTGTACGGCATACGCCCGGAACACGTCGAACGCCTGAAAGACTCAATTCTCACCGACCCCGCACAGCCCCACTTTTGGGTGGGCATCATGGCGCGTCCGCATCCTGAGAAAAAAGGAAGCTACCAGATCAGCCACGGCCACCACCGCATCGAAGCGGCCAAAGCCGCCGGCCTTAAAGAAATACCCGTAGATGTTCAAGACCTGACCGACGACCAGATGCTCAGCATCATGGTTCACGAGAACGCCATACAGGGCGGGCAGAATATCCAGGCCGATGCGGATTCGGTGCTGGCGATCTGCAAGCAGCTTTGGCGGGCGGCGGTGAACCCTCCTGACAATTGTCAGGAGGGTTCCAAACATGCCGCACCCGCCGAAAGCCGAACAGGGATGGCACAGAAAGGCTACGCCATGGACCCGCAAACAATCTTAAAGTCGAGCCATGAAGCACAACACCTCAGCGAGCGCCGTGTTCGCACAGCCATCGAGTACCTGCAATCGACCAAACAATGGCCCCCCGTCTACGCGCCACAACCTGACTTTGACGAGGACGCCACGGCTCTTTCCCTGGAGGTTGTCGAAGTGCAGCGCACAAAAGATCAGACACTGAACCCGAAAGCGTTCTCTGTCTTCAACCTGGACAAGCCCGCCCAGGGTAAAGCCTTTATGGAGGCCATGGGAAAGTATTGGACGTACATCACGCTGGATGATCAGGTGATTCTGGCCCAAGAAACCTTTGATGCGCTGAAGATGGAAGACGAATCTGGAGGCGGCATCAATGGCACGGACATCACTCGATACATCGACAAAAAGTATCAACAAGCGAAGAACCGCAACGTCGTAAGGCGAGGTAAAACGCTCGAAGCCCGACGCAAACAGGTTGATGACACGCTGACCAAAATCAAGGGACTCATCTTATCAGTCGTTAAAAAAATTGAATGGATCTCGATCCAGTCCGACGAGGTGAAAGACGTCATTGGTGCTTCCCAGGTGGCGATGATGCGAGCACGAGCAAAACAACTCGATCACCTAAACGCCATGGTGGCTGAACTGGCAGAAGCATGGACCAACCTTCTAGAAGAGGACAACTAACATGATTGCTGACAATGAAACGATTAAGGTTGCCATTGCTTTTGTAACCCATTTTGGGCTTTGCAGTGACATAGAAAGCATTGACCAAGACTTTACAGTTATCGACCTCGATGAATTTCTGATCGATAACCTTTGTATAAAAGGAAACAAAGCCCTCGACCCCGATGACAATGCCTACACACAACGGCTCAGGGATCGGCAGGACTGGCGGCGTAGATTGAACAACGCGGGACTGGCGGAGAATATGCCCAAGGATCTGCGCTATCAAATCCGCAGCACTCGCAAGGGGAACGCTAGCCGCCGCGATGCAGACGGCAACTATGATGCAAGCCGTTTTGTTTTAATCCGCAAGATTGACGCAGGTTTACTTGTCGCGGGTGAGACCATGGAAAAGGTCGATAATAAATTGGAGGGTCTCCTCCGGTTGTTTAAGACTTGTTTCGAGTTGGGTGACGTGTCAGCGATAACAGCCAAACACCAACTACCGCCCCAGTTTATTGTTGAGAACAACGCAGCGCGGAGCGAAGTGGAAGACCTGGAAGAAGAGCTGCGAACGGTGGTCGCCGAGAAAGCAAGAAAGATGGCCCTCGCTTTCGATTCAATGCTAAACATGATTGCTAGTCTCAATGGTGATTGCACTGTGCCAATCCATTACCAAAACTCACTGATGGCTGCATCTGAATTCTCCTGGAAGACTTACAGGAACGAATTAACCCGCCGAGAAAAGGAAGCTAAAGCCAAGGAAAAGACAACAGAAAAGCTCAAGGCAAAAATGCTGACCAGCCAAAAGAGGATAAGCCATGTCTCAGAGTAGGATGGATCAGTTGGATTTCTTGGCTGACAGGTTCCACATGGACAACCCAAAAGTCTGGAGTAACTTTGTCCGATTCACAAATGACAGAATTCGGAAAGGTTTTCCCCACTTCGGGGCCAAAGCTGTATGGGAGCGGATAAGGTGGGAGATGGCGACGCCCTACGATTTGGACCCGAAGCACTCGTTCAAGCTTAACAACAATTATCCCGCAGTCTACGCTCGCTGGTTCATGGAAGAGTACCCAGAGCACGAGGGATTTTTTAGGACACGGATGCGAATCAGCGAGTTTGGGCCACCCGTGACGGGAAACCAACTAGGCCCGCGAGACTTCGACTAGCCAAAAAAAGCCCGCCAGCGAAACAACACACTGGCGGGCCAACACCACCCCGAGTCACGCTTGCGGCAGTAGGCCAGCGCAGGCCAGGAGGAGCCGAGCTGCCGCTCTCGATGAATTATTTTGCGCGGTGCTCAACCGGCAATCCGTCCAGGTAAATCCGCCACATTTTCTTGCCCATGGGGCTGATCTCGCAGCCATGTAGCCAGCGGTCCACCGTGCCATGTGATACGCCAATATCAGCAGCGAGCCTTCGTAGGCTTCCGACTGATTCCAGGCGCTGTTTCAAAATCTCTAGGTCCAAATCTTTCATGCTCGAAGCGTACACCCAATTTTCTTTGCTGTCTAGTATTGACTTATAGTCTCGGTAGGTGTCTAATAGTAGCCATAGAGAGACACCACACCAACGGAGCAGCAGACATGAACAGCAAGCAAGCCGTGTTTTGCATTGGTCGGCAGATATTCAGGAATGCAGCCGATGAAAATCTTGATAAGAGATTCCGTCTAGACCATTTGCTTGGATCGCTTTTGAAAAAGCGGCCGAACTCAGCCTGTCTGGTGGTGGACGCCATGTACACGGTTGATTCATTGGGGCATTACGGCGGCGGCGAAATCTGAGTAACGCAGACCGAGCCCCCTCTGACGAGGCTCGAACGGCGCCACACCAACCACGACAACCAAGGACACGCAGACATGAATATCAACAACTTGACGATCGGACAGGCAAAGGAACTCGTAGACATGATCGGGCGGTGCGAAGACACCAACGCCCACCCGTTCAAAATTGGCGAAGCCTACCTATTCCGCACTGTTACCTACATTGACGTGGGGCGCGTTGTCGCAATTACAGGGAAATTCCTTACGTTAGCGGATGCCTCTTGGATTGCGGACACTGGACGCTATGCCGATTGCCTAACATCGGGTGTATTCGATGAGATTGAGCCATATCCGGGATTCGCATACCTCAACATCGAAACAATAGTAGACGCCGCACCGTGGCAGCACATACTGCCGAGCGCACAAAAATGATTGCGCCATTATCAGTCGATGCACACAGGAGCGGGAGCTGGAGCGGGAGCAGGAGCGGGAGCTGGAGCGGGAGCTGGAGCAGGAGCTGGAGCGGGAGCTGGAGCTGGAGCTGGAGCAGGAACAGGAGCTGGAGCAGGAGCTGGAGCGGGAGCAGGAGCTGGAGCAGGAGCTGGAGCGGGAGCAGGAGCTGGAGCAGGAGCAGGAGCAGGAGCTGGAGCTGGAGCTGGAGCAGGAGCTGGAGCAGGAGCAGGAGCAAGTAATGCACATCTACATAGACGCAAGCGCGTTGCCGCTAGTCGCCCTCTCACAATGGGCGAAAGAGCGCGGCTATCGGATCAAGCAAGACGGGAAA